ACGAATCCTGCACGAACCGCATAGAACGGGCTTGCCGGTTGAATCGTAGTCAATGCGCCAGCCGTGGTTGGGGACAGGTAAAGAGTCTGCCCCGCAGTCATGCCTGTAGTGTTGTAGCTGAAAATTTCCCCAAGGATGACAACAATGCCGGTCGATCCATTGGCAATGGATTGCCCCGTAATGCCGACCATGTTTGCGGTTGACTGTGATGTAGCGATAGCAGGGGTGATGTAAGGATAATTACCGCTGCTTCCACCGCTCAAGTAGACAGCCGTTCCTGCTGGAATAGTTGAGCCTGTGTTGTTGTAGCAAACTTGATCGACTTGCTGCCCTATATTGATCTCATAGCCGGTAGCATTGTAATAAGACAAGCTGTCTTTGTTTTGGTCATACCAGATCAATCCGGTTGCAGCGGTTGGATTCGATGATTGAGGGCTAAATGTTAAATAAGGGTTTCCACCGGCATCAACATATCCAGATGCATCCAAATTGACAGATTTCCCTGCAGGATAGTCCACCCACGCGTTCTGAATACCGCTTGCAAAGTTGACTAATGAGCCAGCATTAGAAGAGGCCAAAACTGTTGTACGGGCCAATGTATTGCCCGTGGATGAATACGTCCCAAGACCTACTTCCCAGTTGGCCCCAACTTGATCGGCTATTGCGTAAAAAGTGGTATTTCCATTTCCTACGCCAGCCGAAAAACTTTGATAACCAGTCTGGGCTCCGAGGAGGGTTATCGTACCAGTCCCCGGAGAACTGCAGGTTTCTTGGACTCTATCTGCAAGGATTAGAGTCATAAAGTTTTACTCTGTTGGAGCTGAAAGATCAGGAGCAGGAGGTTCGACAGCAACCACCGGGGTTGCCTCTAACTCGCTCTGCTCAAAATAACGCTGCTGTTGAGTTCCGTCTGCAGCAACATAGCCGACCAAAACCGTAACGTTGCCCGTATTTGGATCAAATCCAAATCCAAGAACCGTTCCCTGAATTGGAGGAGGAAGAATTTGAGTTACGGCTTCGCCTTGAACAAAATTAACCATGATCGACCCCTTACATTGAGAGAGTATAAGAAACCTGAACAATGTTCCCACTGTTTACAGGCTGAGCGCCACCGGTGAAGAAACCAGCAGAGAGTAGCGTTCCAGCCGTACTCATCAACGTGGCAACTGCACCCGTACCGAATACCAAGAATGCACCCTCAAGCGTTCCGGCGCTGGTCATCGTATAGCTTACTGCAGCGGACGTTGAGATAGACCCAGAAGCAGCAGTTCCGAAGCTTGGAGCAATACGAGCTGCAAAGGTTGGCGCGTTTGTTGAACCTGCTTCAGTCCAGAGGCTGTGAGAAGCCATCGTGTCATTGATGCGGGTAGCTGAGGAGGTTGTAACGTTACCGCCCGTGATGGTCATTGTTAGGCCAGAAACGATTGTAAAGTTAAGCGTGGTTCCGGTCGTTCCGGTCGTTGCCAAAAACGTACCATTTAGAGCAGCGAATGAGCCCGTACCTGCAGCGGAGGCAATCGTAAACGTATCACCGGGGAGCAAGCCGTGAGCTGCTGCCGTGGTCAGAGATACCGCGCCCGTTCCAGTCGTGTAAGTACCGCTAGAAATGGTCGTTGACAATGGAGACCAGCCAACGGATGAAATCAGGCCCATATAAGGACCGACAACCGTATAGCCGGAACCAGTGAGGCCCGTCTGAAGCAGCAAGTTCTTGCCGACATAAGTGACAACGTTCTCAACGTCATCTTCCCAAAGCAGCGGACCGCCTTCAAATTCAAAGCACTTAAAGTGGTAAGTGCCATGTATACCAATAGATTCCCCAAGGGAAGCATTGGCGCAAATCGAAGCAATAGATGCTTCTAGTGCGTTTGTTTTTTCGCTAGATTTCATGTTAATCCTCTAAATCAAAGTTGATGACAGGTTTACAAATGCAACGGCAGTAGGGCAAATCTCCCGGCAACCCTCGAACTTCCTCACCGTACATTACACCAATAACAGGAGGATCGTCGAAGGAATACTCATTCCCCGACATTCTAATATGGTTAAGCCTTGGTTCTTTGCTCCCGCCAGTATGCACCCAAATAAACTTCTTTACTCCCAATGACTTGAGGCGAGAAGTATTTATCGACTGATACGATTTGCGCGTCTGATCTAAAGCGACATTCCGCGCATGACGAATATTGCCATTGTATTTCTTTGTAAGGAATGGTACTAGGTCTTCCATCCCCTTTCCTGTCGTAATGCTCCGCATAACCTGTCCCTGAACTTCAGCAAGGTATTTTTGCGGTATCAGTTTGATTAGATTTGCAGCTTCTTGGGTACTGGCTTTGATGACATCGTTAATTTGTTCGTTCCTAAAAGACGTGTCAATCCTAAAGTCTTCACTGGCGTCTTTTAATGATAAACCCAGAGTTACCGCTGAATTTCGGATTGTTCGCTCTATCATGCGGTCTGTAGAGCTCTTGGCTATCTTATTGAAGCGCTTTCCCCACTTAGCTATAAGATAGTTAATCAGAATTCTGGCTTGGCTTGAAATAGAAGCATCCATTCCATAGCCAAAGTGATTTTCCTTAAAAAGCTTTTTTAGCTCTCGTTCGACATCGCGAGACATCAATTCAATTAGATTGATGGTCGGTTTTGAATAGTCGGCAGCAATACTGGCATTGGGACGCAATGCACCACCAACTAATCCGTTAGTTTTATTTTTTGACTTTGCCATATTTATGCGACAAAGGTTTATTCAATCGAATGTTTGCCGACTTTATTTCTGATTCTAGTTTTTTAAACCAAAGAGTGTCGCCATAATTTGACAATGCCGAATTATAAGGTTTTATGTATGGTTTTTCTTCATTTTCAAGTTTTATTATGTTGTTTTTTTTCTCATCTGTAAGATCTGAAAAAAACTTACCTTGCGATTCTTTGGAAATTGCAGATGCAATTTCATGTTTTGCTGCATAGTATTTTAATAAATCTTCTTTGACGTGGCTTGCATTTACCCCATCAATCCCAGCTTTTTCTGCATTTTCATTTTTTAAAAAATCCCACAAAGAAAATGATTTTTCCAATTCATTCTTTAATAAAGAATATTTTTCCCCAATTTCCTTGTGAACTGAATGCTCTTTGTCATCGTTTAAATTGGTTTCTGTTTCTTTTTTTGCTGGCTTCTCTTCCGATTTAGAAGATGCTTCACCACCGCCAGAGCCAAACTGGCCGTTCTTTGCTCTTGAATGTTTTCCTTCTTCCCATTTGGCAGCGTCCATAGCGTCTTTAACGCTGTTAAAATCTTCATCCGCTAATTCTTCGCCTTCTATTTCTTCAGGCTCATTTTCTAGGATTCCAATCTCGTTGTATCCACTTTCTTTGTCAGTAGCCAATCGTTGCCTTTCGTCTTCGCTGCTAATGGCCCCAGACTGGATAAGCACTTGGCCAGCCTGAGCCTTCATCATATTGGTCCGAGCCAGTTCTTCAGCCGTTGGGGTATCCAATGGCAACCAGTTAACGGCCAGCTCATAGTCAAGCCTCTTCTTGAGCTGGGGCTCAACGAATGACTTAACCACAAGCCGATGATGCCGTTGCAGCAGGGGAGTGAGATCATTTTCTTGGATTGATTCAAGCAGCTCATGATAACTGGCTTCTTCATATTCGCCCGTAGCATTAAAGCCTTTAGGGGAGGTTCCAAGAAGCTTGGTAGCGGGTACGCCAGCGATTGCAGCAACTAGTTGATACTGAGTCATGATAAGAGCGTCAAAGTCAGCAAGGCTCGTGTCGAACTGCTGGAATTCGTCTGCTTCCTTATCACCAAGCTTGATGCCGTAGTTGTCGCGATACGCTGCCCATTGCTGGAGTCGGTTAATCGCTGCTGTAGTGTCTGACATAACGGCTTCCATATCGGTCAACCAGACAGTTGTGCGCTTCGACATAGCCAATTGAGGAGCTTCATTCGAAGTTCTCTCTGCAGCGTATACACGCTCCATGATCTGCTGAGTTAAAGGTACACCGCCATAAATGTACATTGGCTTTAGTACGTCTACGGGCTCAGCATGACGGAAAATAATTAAATGACTTCTATGGATCTTCTTCCCGTTTATGATCCAGTAGGTTGGCTCGTAGAAGTGGAGCGTGTCAGGCTGACTTGAAGCAGCATTATCAAGCCAAGGAGCGGTCCAATAGGGGTCAACCTGAACAATGCCCTTGTAGCTGTTTGGCGTAACACCGTCGATATTGAATGGTTTCTCATAGTATTGCGGATCAGTCGATTGGACCTTGAACATCGCAATTCGAATACCGAAGATGCGACCCTTGCGGATGAACTCCCGCATTTTGAATTTGACATTAAACGCTCGGTCGTAAGCTTTGAGGATTTTGTAAGCATCGGGGTCCAGCTCGTCTCCATTATCCGTTGCTATGTTGTAGCCTTTACGAATGGCATCATCTCCGGGCATTGCGCAAGCTTTATTGACCAACCAGTTTTGAGCCAAGATTCCGCAAAGTTGGGCCCCAATGAACCCTTGGGTTGCATACCATCCAACAACGGCCTCGGATACGGTATTGATTCCACCGTTGGGATAGTACATTTTGAAAGCAGCAACTCCATTGCTGGAGTCATCCATTGCAAACTCGCCATGAAGGGCTGGCTGCTCTTTCTGAAGGGAAACTATTCTATCGTTTAAGGCAAACTTTGCTGCGTCTGGGTCTAAAGCGTCAAAGGTATGTGTGCTAAAAAGGCTATTCTTAACCTTTTGCGTTTGTGGCTCTTCGGGAGCCTTGGCTTTCTTTTTGAAACAGTTGAACATAAAACCCCTATCCAAAGAAACTCTTACGAGCAACCATTATTTCAGAAAACGCTCTTGACAGGGAGTCGATTTGGTCATCATGAGCTCCATTAGGGAACACTCGCATTTCATTGATGAGGGCTTGATTCCAATCTCCTCGAAGCATAAGCACGTTGCCAACGTTCACCTGAGCTGCAAAAGGTTCTGCGCGCGTTATTTTGTCTCCCGTCTCAGGCGAACTTTTTACATTGTATCCCGATAATGCACGAGTAAGGTAT